CTAGCTGCCCCTGGCACGCATCAGGCCAAGAACGTACTCATCGACTTCCTGCTCGATGAAGCCCATCGCACTGCCCTGATAGACCGGCTTGGGGAACTCCGGTCGGTACGTCGCGGAACGCTGATTCAAGTAGGCGTAGATAGTTGACCGGGCGATTCCTAGGCGCCTCTGCACCTCGTCCCTTCGCAGAACGCGTAGGGCCATTTGCTGATTTTTCTGCACTGCGATGTCCTCGTTTGACGATGGGCAAAGACTAGTTGCCAGCGCGAGCCTGACGAAGACGCGTAGCTCCTGTAAAAAAAAACTTTTCACAACCCATTGATTTATCTAGACCAAAAGTCTCCAAGGAACCAAATTTCGCGGGGGGAGGAATCAGATTGCAGAGACGGGAGCCTCATGGGAGGCTCCCTCCAGCCTTCAGCTGAGACGGCCGCGGCAGAGGACCCCTGCCATGAAGACAACCGCGAAGGCGGCTAGGTACTCGAGGGGGGAATTGGATCGTTCGATGAACACGATAGGCTCCTAGTCAGTAGGGAGCCGGCATTGCGCCGGCATAGAGGAGAGGCTGATGCCCCTCCCTATCGTGTTATGGGTTTGAAATTCGTTTGCTTGGCCGATCAGCCAGGACGTGGTCCGGCCTTGTTCGGCCACCATTCGACGGACTTGGCAGCAGGGGGCGGGTCGATGACGCCCACTGCGGCCCGCAGGACCACCGGCCATCCGTGCCCATCGATGTAATGCCGGATACCGTTCTGGCGAAGGAACTGCAGCTGGCGAGCTTTCTGAGGCGTACGCGTCAGCGCCTTGATCTCATCCTTGGTGAGGCAAAGCTTTTCAGACATTTCAGACCACCTTGTTGGAGCGCCACAGCGGCCTGAGGGCGCCGGGCCTTTCAGGTGCGCCAACTGCCCTACGCAGTACGATCACTCGGTTGTACTCATCGACCTGGTGAGGGATCCGGTTCTGGCAAAAAAAGGCCAACTGCCTAGCCCTGATCGGGGTCCGAGTGATCTCCTCGACTTCAGCGCGCGATAGCACGTCCCCAATCATTGAATGCCCCCAAATGGCCAGTGCCGATCATGCACCAGGGCGCTACTCTCGGCTACAGACCAAGGAGAAGCCATGGACGAGTTGCCAGCCGCACTGCCGCTTGAGCAGGAGATCGCCCTACTGAGGCAGCAGCTGACCACCCTGCGGATCGACCTTTCTGGCAAAGACTGGCTACCCGTGGAAGAGGCTGCACACTACTGCGGGGTGTCAGTCAGTCAGTTCAATACGAAGGCCGGAGAGTACGACCTATCGCCTCGACAGTTCATGGGGAAGAAGCTCTACGAGAAGAACGAGCTGTACAGGGCAATCCACAGCTCCAGCGGCTGGAAGTCCAAGGTGGCGGCCGGCGCGTCGCCCTCCTTTGTCCCTGCGTCTCCCCAGATGGAGGAAGCATTGGCGCGGCTGCGCCGCTACGACCAACGCAACGGGAAGCGCTGATGGCTCTGTCTGGAAAGCTGATGAGGCTAGGCGAGGCGGCAGAACGCAGCGCGTGTTCGCCCAAGACGATTCGCAGAGCCATTGATGCAGGGCAACTCGTGGCTGTCCGACTAGGGGCTAGTGCCAAGTCGGATCGCATTCACCCGGCCGATCTTGAGGGTTGGTGGGAGCGCTCGCGGCTGGCATCGGCAGTGTTACCTGCAGTACCCAAGGCGTCCCAAGCGGCCCCCTGCCCTGGATCGGCCGATGAGAGGCTCGCGGCTCTGTTGGCACCCACGAACAGGAGAACTAAGGGCCGCCGGCGGACCGCCGCTCAGCAGGCTTAGCGGCGGCGGCCGATGCACTGCTCCGCTTGCCTTTCCGGCCCTTCGGAATGCCCCTGTTCTCATCCCTCCATTTGAGAACCTCTCCCGCAACCCAAGTCGCCGGCCGCATTGATACGCGTAAAGGAAAATCCGGCCTGCAGGCGACGGTCTCCAGGACCGTGCGTGGCGCCAAGCCCAAGAGAATCCCGACGTCATGTGCACCGATTGCCCTTAGTTCCCACGGTACGGTGCAATCTTCCTCAGACATGGCGATTCCTTCAATCGATCTGCTACGGCCTGCGACAGTAACTCTGTGCCTTGCTTGCGCTGACTTGGTATCGAATGGACGACTGCATAGCGTCATCAGCCTCGACTGCGCAGGTCTGCCTGGGGTCCATCCGCGAAGCACACTTGGCCAAAGTCTCTGCCGACCTGGCCATCTCATCAGCGGCTAGCAAGAACTCGTTGCAGAGACTTCCGGCCGACGATGCCAGATAGTTGGCGCGGCCGCTACCGTAGCGTTCCGTATCGTCCACGCTCTCCGGGCTTGCGGTGGCCGGCGCGTTGAACCTGGGCCAGCCGCCGGTGGAGTCTGCCAAGCGGTAGGTAGTCGGTTCCGCCGGAGCCGAAGGCCTTCTATAGACCGGTTCGGCATAGGTCGACGCCGGGGCACTGGGCACATATCCGGACCCGTATCCTCCACTCGGCGGAGGTAGCGCGTACGGATCTTTCTTGCCAGCTTGGCCCGTATAGGGGTTGTAGTTCCCCCGGGTTGAGTAGTTGTCCAGCGTCGTCCGATTCGGAGCGCTTCTGTAGTGCGGGGCGACGTAGGTCCCGTCCTTCTTGACGTAACCGCTGACTCGAACGCCGCGCGCATCAGCCCCGCTTGTCCACGCCAAAGCCAGCCCCAGACAGAGCATCAGAAATCCTTTCACAGCGCCCACTCCCCTGCCTCTGGGGTCATCCCCAAGAGGGCGTCCTGCAGCCGGCGTGGCTGCCTGAGCGGATGCTACCCCTCATTGGATGCGGAGCCAATTCGTGGCTACAGCTCCGAACCCAAGGCGATCCCGAAGCCAGGCGACGGGACTGCCTCCAGCCTTAAGAACTACTCAAGACCCTCAGGACAAGATCGTCGCCATTCGCCAGCCATTCGTGTTCGTCGATGAACCAGGCCCCGCCGACCTTGCGACCGGGCAGCTTGCCCTCGCGCAGCAGTCGCTGCAGGACCTGCATGGACGGGCGGCTGCCCTCTTCGAAGTAGCGGTCTAGCCACCGCTCGGGCGTCATCAATCTCATCGTGGCCCTGTGGCACCCCAGCCTTCGCGACGACCAGAGTAGCCCCAGCGATGACCAAGGGAATGGTCACACCCTTGAGAAATCGGCCTTGCTGGGTCGGAGCCTCCCCTTCCATGGCCCCTTCGCCCTGGGCTTGATCTCCGCCGGTGGCCGGATTGGCTCCAGTGCCGCCATCACTCGGGCCGATGCCGCAGCCGCTGCCGCGTCTAGACGTTCTGCCTGCTGCTGTTGCTCGCGGGTAGGCGGCAGGCCCGGGAGTGGCCCCTTCGGCTCAATGGGCGTGCTGTCGGTAAGGCGGACGACCGCCTCTCGCAGCGGCAGTTCCGGGTACAGCCTGGCGGCGCACCAACGCTCGGCGAAGCGCTTGCCCTGCCGGATGCTGACGACGGGAGCGTTTTTGGTCTGCCACATCTTCAGAGCGTTCAGATGCAGGCGGTAACCACCCTCGCGGACCGGGGTGACACTGGCCACCTCGCGCCCGTTCCACCACAGCGCCCAACGCTCGGCCATCTGTACCCAGCCGGAAGGGATGGGGGCGGTGCGGAAGCCTTGGTAGCCAATCGAGGGGAGCATGGCCGTAAGAATACGGCCGAGAGTCTCAGAGGCTGCGATTGCGAGCTGAGTGGCTTAAGCCTAGTGCCCTTCCATCAGCGCGCCGACCTTCTGAATGTTCTCCAGCGACAGGGCACCGACGTTCTGAGCGAACAGGACCACCAGCTGGGCGTAGCAGTCCTCGAGGACGTCTGCTTCTGGCTTCGATGCGTCTACCACAACCTTAGAACGCTCAGGCATACCAAGGAAGATCTGCCGGCACATGGCCAGATTCTCCTCATTTTCGAAGTGGTTGGGGCGGTCACCGCGTGCACGGATCCGCTCCAGCCCTATGGCCGGTTCTACGTCGAGCAGCAGCATCAGGTGCGGCCGCGGCGCGAAGTCGTTCGCAGTCGACAGGTCTTCTACGGGCAGACCAGCGGCGCCTTGGTAGGCCACCATTGACGGGAAGTAACGGTCCAAGATCACCACTTCGCCGCGTTGCAGCGCAGGCTCAATGAAGTGCTCAACGTGATCGCGACGATCCGCTAGCAGGTATTCGACTTCCTGCTCCGGACTCAGACGACCGGATTCAGCGGATTGACGTAATTTGGCGCCCCAGGGGCCATTGGTTGGCTCTTTACTGGTCGAAACGGCAACGCCATGGGCGCGTAGCCGCTCGGTCAGGCCTTTGGCCAAGGTCGACTTGCCGGCCCCATCGATTCCCTCGATGGCAACCAGCAGGCCACCGGGGATGGTGATGCTCGTCATGCGGGGTAGTGTATCCAATTGCCCCGGCACCGCCAGAGGGGGACGGGATGCTATCCCGAAATCGAGAGCCACTGCCAGCCTTGACACCCCACGCGGCCACGGGGCGGGAGGCTGTCCAACGCCGGAGACCTATCTCCGCGGCCTGTTCCCAGGGGGACCTGTGAGAGTGACCCCCGTCAAGGAGAGGTCGCCGGGGAACAGTTCGAACCCCAAAACAGCGTCAAACTGAACGGACAAGTCCTGCAGATAGTCAATCAGCTCGTGCATGATGCCTCTATAGCTTGCGGCGCTAAGGGTCACGTGGGGCGCGACAGATGCCACCGAAAGTTTAAATGCCTCAATGCTGGGAGGCGGACGTTGAAAATCACCTCTCACCAGATGGGGGGCGATGAATCCAATGTTCAACATTGATAGCATCATTACCAAGATGCCATTTCGCTCTCTCAAAGCATCAAATTCAGCCTTCTTTTCTGCTGACAGATCGTTGTACGCCGTATCCCTTGCAGAATTGATCGGCTCAATGAACTGCAGCGGCTTATCAGCCGCATCCCCTACCAGCGGGCAGAAATATCTATACCACCAAGAATTGAAATATCGCTGCTGAAACTCTAAGTAGGTAAGGCCTGAAATATTGGTACTCTCCGTGTACTTCTCCGCACCTGACTGCAGCCCCACTCTTGAGATAATAAATCCAATGTTGGCCCCCGTCTCATGCATCACCGTTGTAAACGAATGCACTACCGACTGAGGAATGGCAGCACCCCAATTCTTGCACTCAACAACGTACTTAATGTTGTCAAGGCTAGCGGAATCCAATGCCAGAACATCCAGGGTTACGGAACCACGCGGAGTTGCCACTGTAACCTCGGTATCAGCAATCAGGCCGAGATTCGTGAATATGCGCGCCACGCCATCCTGAAGATCTTTCCAACTCTGCGGAAGCGGGTCATCAATCACGGATTGTTGCCTATACAGGATCCGATACTAGGTTATCAGCAAATCCCATACCTCGCCCCTGAGCATGGACGCCGGGGAACCTTCGCCCAGGTGACCACCATTCGTCCGCTGCCCGGCTGTCAAAGTATCAGCCGACACGCAGTGCGCCGCGCCACTCTGAGCCTCTAGACGGCCCCAAGGTCTTGGACAACAGCCTGCCCGTCCCGCAGCACAGCCGCCAGCAGGCGACCGCCTGCCACGGCCCTTCCTACCCGGCTGTTGAGCCAAGCGGCCTGCAGCCGACCGGCAACTAGAACGTCCTCTGGGTCGAAGCTGTCGCTTCTCCCCTCCAATGGATCGCCAGGCGACGCCAAGCCGCCAGCAAGCGGCTGCACCCGCGTGGGTTCCCCGCTGACGCTTTTGGCGTATGCGGTGGCCACCATGCGTCCCGCCTGGGGCGACCACCTGCCCAGTACGAGCTCGGTGCCTAGCGGCTCTGGGGCTATCCCTGCTTCACGGGCGGCATTCTCATAGGAGGGCCAAAGCTGATCAACCACTAATCCCAGCTCCCTGCCCAGTTGCTCCATGGTGAAGTCCGCGCGGAAGCTGGCCTGTAGCGCAAGTTCATAGATGCGCAGAAAGAACTGCGCGCTCCCGCGAGTCGCCATTACTAGGTTGTGCTGGGGGATCAGGAGAAGCTTCGCCCCCGCAGACGGCGCTCCGGTAAGCGCGTCCTCGGCCAACGTGTCGACCGCGACAAGAAGCTGGTCAGGACGCAGTAGAACGTTGAGGATGCTCAAGACCTGGGCCCTCATGGGGCCCGCCAACTATTGCCGCAATTCAACCCCGTGTCGATGGAGGTTCAAATGGACACCCCCAACTTAACCGGCGCCCATGCCGAAGTTGAAGCAGAACTTGCTGCCCACCTGGGATACATCAAGGCTCTTGAATACGGCCTCCGCGCGGCAATCGCCGCACATCCCGCGGCAGAAGCAATGTCGCTCTTTTGGGCGCAGATGCTGCCCGAGATTTCGGATCGTCACGCCTCGACTGGCCACGCTGACTTCAATGCGGCTCTGCAACGTGGCCTTAGGACGATTGGGGCGCAAATCGACGAGGCCGCTAGGGTCTCGCCCGTCGATCCTGTGATGTAGGACGGATGGCCCTGGCCGCCCCCGCCGTTGCGGGCTTAGCCCCGACACTGCCCCAGGCCAAGGCGTGAACCAACCTTCTGCGAACGGCGCAGAGCGCAGGTCTTGATGTTGGCAGGGGCGATAAAGACTTCTCCCAGCCTTCTCAATCCACCCACTTCCATAGCGAGATCTTCCAATGCGGGTTGAAGCCCAGAACTACTTCTCCTTGATAGTCGAGCCGACTTGCTCCGAGTACTTAGAACGACCGTGGGAGTTCCGCCGAGGGATCTTGTCACTGATCGTGACCTCTCACATGGTCGATTACTGGGTGATGGGCAGCTACACGGGAAGCCAATCCAGAAAGGCGATGGGCGACGCGGTGAGCCAAGGCCGCGAAGCTCTGTCAGCTCTCCATCCAGACCTGCAGCTACTCACCGATGCAGCCGATGCCGCCAAGCACGGGAAGCTGGCCTCAATTCAGTCACGCGTCCGTCAGATCTACGGAGCGGATCAGCTGAAAGTAACGCCTGGCCTATTCAATGCTCCCTTCGGCCAAGGCGTATTCGCCGAGGCAGTGGAAATCTACTTTGAAAGCCCCGACGGCCGACATGTGAGCATGCGAGAGCTCCTTACACAGGCGCTGGCCTTCTGGCGCGGCCAATTGGGAATGCAATCCGAGCCGTAGCCAACTGGTCCATGTCAGGAACCCCCTGACTAGAAGACGCAGGGGTCCTCTGCGAACGTCGTGCCATCAATTGGAGCGAACATGAGCAACTCGATGTGGAACGTGAACTCGTTGGGACTTGGCACCGTGGTGATGCTTGCACTTGCCCTGCCTGCCGGCGGGGTCGCTCTTGCATCCTACCTCGCGGTCTTCGAAGCGCGTGCCTGCACCGGGTTGTCCCAACTGCAAGAAGGGTCTTACGAGTATGAGCAGAGGCTCGCACAGTGCATGCGGGATGGCCGAACTCTTCCGGCTAAGTAGCGCCGGAGATAGCTACCGCTTTCCGGTAGCCCACCCCTGACTCAGCGCACGCCCTTTCGGCCAAGCCGCACAGCGCAAAGGTCGATCACGTTTCCAGAGCGTGCGTTCGATCTGCGTGCCTTTTCACGTCTGGCTTGCCACCGCTCCAGCTCAGTGAAGTAGTCGTCTGCCAGTCTTTGGCAAATGCCCTTGGCGGGCTTGGATCGTGAGGCTGTTGCGCTCTGCTTCGCGCCTGTGGTCTTGGAAATCACATGGAAGGTCATGGAAGTACCATGGAAGTAGCGGTTTATCCAGCGTAGGTTTCACGGTCCGCGCGGCGGGCTGCCCGGATCTCCCGAGAGATGTTCCTGGTCACCGCAGCGGCCTCCCTGAGACCATCAAGGTTCAGAGGAGTCGGCGCGTGCAGGCGGGGAGCTACGATGGTTCGCACTTTCGGCGACTTGCCGAAACAGTAGAAGAGCCCCGATCCGGCCCCTCCCAGATCGTCGACTGCGTATCGGATCACCAGCTTGTCTGGATCAAGCCCGCTTGCGCAGGCTGCGAGGTGCGCCTCCCTCCCCAGATCGGCAACGATTCCATGGTGCTCCATTAGGGATTCCCGATAGCCCTTGGAGTACACCCACAGCGGGTAGGCCCGCCCTCCGGATTGCACCGACACCACGGTGACGAGGGACCCCGCTTCGATCAGGCAGTCCCAGGCCCTCCAGAAGCGGGCAATGCTGTCCTCGGAGTCAGACCCGAAGAGGCTAGCAACTACTTGGCGCGGAACTCGCCAAGCTTCCTCCTCTCTTTCAGAAACAAGCCACAGCTGAAGCGCCCCGACGTCCCCCTGATAGCCAAGCTCAAAGTCCTGGCCGGCAGTCCCGGACTGTTCCCAATCCCTGTAGGGCATGGTGTCAGGCGGGCAACCAAACCACTCAGCGTAGTCAGTGGACGCGTACACGTGCAGGAGCACAGTCAAGGCATCTCTGATGGCCGACTCTGGCTCATCCATCAGCAGGAGCCGAGCAAGGTGCGACCCGAATTCAGGATGCCGATCGGTGAGCAGGGATGGCAGATAGGCAAATTCATCCCCCCAATACTCGATCCTGTATTCGTCAGCGTTGGCCTTCTTACGCCCGGTCGCGCTTATCAGACCTTGAGGCAACCCGTGGTCCGCCCCGAATGAAAGAAGGCGCCTCAGAACCTTCTTTGAACGGAAGTCGGAGCATCCAGTTGTCAGGCGAATAGCTTTCGCGCCCGCAGCTGTGTGCTCGCGCTTCGGACCATAGGCGTATGACGCCAGCGTTATATAGCCGGTGAGCAGATCCGGCCCTTCGCTTGCGTTTGCGATGGCCTTTGCCGCACTCATCGATACCTTGAAGTATCCGGACATCTTGAATGATCCCTCGCCCCCCTACGGGGTCGATCCTATTGAAGTTGCTTGGCGAGCGAGCCGCCTATCGGGCTAACTGGTCGGCTGACCACGGCGCACGCACTGCCCTTGGAACTCTCGGCCTTTTCCCATACGCATGGCTAAGGCGCCGCTCAGGTCCGAGAACTGGCCAGAGAGGCCCGTATAAGTGGAAATGGACGTAAGACTGCCGGCAGAGCGAAGCTGGCCAGCGTCGTAGAAATCATTGGGGATATCCATCCTCACTGTCCCCGCATCCTTGCTCCAAAGCCGGATGATCCGCCCATACTCGTGCATCTCGGCGTACATGGTCGCGGGAACTGCCCCCGTACCCTCTGCGGAGACTGTCCCTTCGCAGACCAGCACGTACTCATCAGAGCCATATCGAGCCAGAAGGAACAAGGCCAGGCCGAGAGCCGCGGATAGCGCAACAACAGAGCCAATTGACCAAGCGAGTGCAGCTAGCAGTGCACGCCAAACCGAGTCACGCGGCGGCCTCCCGCCGTAGAGCCGCTTGTTCTTTTCGTGCTCCGCCTGAGTGGCTAGCCAATCAGAACTACCCATTCATCCTCCTTGATGGGCGGATGGTAAAACCGGCCGCTAGGGCAGCCGGCGTGGCCCTAGACCATTCGTACTTCAAACAATGGCCCGTCGCCGATCTCTTTGCCAGCTTCATCGGTCAGCCAAACCTGATAGTTACTTGCCGAGTAGACCGGGGCTTGCGCCATCTGAGCGTATTGGTCGACTCGGTCACCTGTTATGTAAAAACCATGTGTGTGCTGCGGCGCCCCGGCAATGTGCCCCCAAATGGCGTATTTGCGGTCCTCCCCAATGACGACGGTGCGCGGCGCAGGATCCGGGCTAGTAGATAGGTCCATAGGGTCTGCGACCCGGATCTCCCACCGGTAGCCCTCGGAAAGCGTCATGGCGGGTGTGTAGTTGACCGCGCCCATTGACCCAGCCGACGGGCCTGTCAATGCAAGAATAAGCTGACGTGTGCCCCCAGGACTGGTGAGCTCAATGCGCATCCACCAGTCGCGTCCAACAAGCAGAATCGCGCCTTTCGGGGAATCTTCAATTGTGGTCTTGCGGAATGCGTGAATCGGGAAGCTCATCACCATCTCCTTGGTAGCCCCGACCAATCCAGGGCCTTTCCGCATCCTATCAGGGTGAACCACGCTTCCAAGGCTTCGGGACCCCACGCAGCGGACTAGTTGATCGGATCGGCCCTGTGCCGGTAGTAGCTATCCACCATGACCATCGCGGACCGCCCCACGAAGGCTACGATCAAGCCACAGGCACATGCCTCACCGACCTCCCCAGGGCACCCTTCCTCATGCAGGAGGTAGTGCCAGTTGATCTTGCCAATCAGGTCCTTGGCCAGGCCAGCACGGGTGATCAGGTCCATGTAGTCCACCTCCCCCGCTTCCGAAAGGACCCGGGAGGGCATCGCAAAACAACATGGAACCTCTCCTTTTAGGGGTTCCGAAAACCGGACATCAGGCCGATCTAGGCCGGTCCGCTCGCATTGCGCCCCTGCGTAAAGGCGTCGCAAAACCCTGAAGACCCGACCGGCCTCGCGCGCGCGTACTGCTGGCATAAGCCCACGATACTTGCCGCTGCAGTGCGCGGAGGGCATGGGCAATCCACGCTGGTCTCAGACCGCCAGAGACAACGAGAGCATAAATTCCAGACGCCCACAGGGGGCATCAACATGGAGAGTTAAATGAGCGGCTTTATTGTTAGCTATGACCTGCACAAGTCTGGACAGAACTATGAGTGCCTGAAACGGAAACTCGAGTCCTATCCGAAGCACTGGCATATGCAGGGGTCTGTCTGGATAATTTCTTCGGACCAAACCGCATCGCAGGTCCGTGACTACCTCAACCCGTGCCTTGATTCCAACGACAACCTCTTTGTTGGGAAGTTGTCCGCGGCGGCATGGAATGGCTTCACCGACGCCGCTGGCACTTGGCTGAAATCAGTTATTCCTTGATCGGCCGGCCATTTACGTGGGGCACCCCGTATCGGTACTCAGACCCACGTTTGGCGATGAAGTAGCTGGAATGCACGTCCACCGGAACACCCAGGACGCGCGCGAACCACATAACAAGTTTCACTTTCATTGGTGACCTCTCTTCTAGCTAGGAGAGGTCACCCTACCCCCGCGCCGGACGGGGTCAACGGGGGTGGTATGCTCTTCGCAGGCCCCTGATAGGCCGTGGCCCACAAGGAGATGGTGATGAGCAAAGAGAGCAACGCCGACCAGAATCTGATCGCCCACATCTACGTGGCTGCTGCGGCTGGCGCCATCGCCCGGCAGGATGGCCCAGCGTTCGAGGAGATCTTAGCCCAGTCTGTCGTCGCAGCAAGAATCTTCACCGACGAGATGGGAAAGCGCACTGGCCAGCAGATTGACGGCTGGCTTGGCTCCCTGCAGGGCATGAAGTGATGATCCGCGCCGGCCGCCCTAGCGGCCGGCGCTAATGCGGCCTTAGGGCTAAGGAGCTACGAATCCAGCCGTCCCCGTGCCACTGCTGACCTCAAAAACTGCGACGTCGCCTTCCGTCCCTTTGAACACGGTCAACGTTTCAAGCAAATGCTGAGCGCTAAAGTTTCCCTCAAGGCTCCATACGCCAGGGCGGAGCAATCGAGCATTATGGGGTTGCAAGAGTGTGTCCGTCGGGCCTTCCGCGCCGCCACTAGCTACCACAATCAACCAAGTCATCGTGACATCCTCTGTCGCCTCGAATCGAGGCGCGACCATCCTGACACTACCTGACGTAAAGTAAAGCGCCCGAGGTAGAGTCTTCTTCTAAGCGGCGCGCTTTGTCGTCGGCCCTAGTTCGACGCCAAACCAGCCAGAAATTGGCCGAAAGCTTCCGAATAAGTCTTGGCATGGCGGACCACCGCGAACAAGTAGCACCCCTCCCGCTGGTCCTCCGGAAGCGCTGCTGCTCGACCCCCTAGTTGAGAGAGTGCACCGACACTCTGTGCTGGCCGTCAATGATGATGAGACTTCTCGACGAGTTGAAGGCAACAACGAGGCCGCAGTTGCACCTTGTCCCCCGCTCCGTACCGCAGCCCAGCTCATGGACAGCGAAGTAGCCAAAGACGCTAGCTCGATAGCCCCTGGCGACCCCAAGTCTTTCCAAGAGGTCACCCTCCTCTAGGCAATGGTTCGCGTCAGGAATCTCGATAACGGCTGGATATGCGCCCATCAGAACTGGACCTCCCGGATAAGTGCGGCGAGTTTTCGCAAAAGGGGCCGCTCCCCTCCCTTCCAAGCGTTCCTAGCCACCTTTGCCTTCCCTTGAGCAGTCTTCGGGCCAGTCGACCTGTCCCATGGTCGCCACGATTGGATCGCCGCGGCCTGTCGGCGCCGACGCTCTGGTGTCCAGCCATTCGCCATTGGGCGTTTCCTCCAATACTTTGATTTGCCCAGTACTGCATTGCTCGCGCGGAGCCTGCTCTAGGGGTGCAGGGGTGCCGTGCTGGCACCCGTTGTTGATCTGCTGATGACCACTTGCAATGTTTGCCTGCTTCACAAAGGCAACCGGGCGCGGGTTCCTTATCTCAGCAAGCGACTCAAGCGTTGACCTACACTGCGCCTGTGCCTTTAACGCCAAGCGCATGTATCGCTCCATCTGGGATGGTCGATCCCCCATGGCCAGTGCCGCGCGCCGCCCCATTTCGAGAAAAACGGTATTCAGGGCAATTGCTTGACTCGTCAGGAGCGCGTCAGCCTGCTCTGTCCCACCCCGCTTAGTTGCCTCAACGGCTCGCTGCGTGGCATTTACAACGGAGGTCATATCCCCAGGTGGAGACAGTCCGGAGTGATGGCCGAACTGCATTGTCAGGAAAGCATTGCTGGCGATCCCACCCGTCAACTGGTCAGCCATGCGCTGTTCGACGGTCTCGCCAGGGGCCAGCTCAAGAACCAGCTTTGCGGGATCTGTTTCCATTGTTTCGAACTCCTACCTAAAGACTCTCGGGAGACGTGATCGATGGACGCGTGTCGCGGTAACATCCATTGCCCAACAAGGATCGACCATGGCTGACGGACCAACTAGCCCCACACGCCTTGAGCCGCCGCACCCAACGACGGTGTTTAAATTCGTCAGGACTCATTACTGGCGGATCGTGTGGAACTATGTCTTGTGGGCGACTATTGCCGCTCCTGGGCTAGGCGTCATGCGCTTACGAGAGCGGCCCGGAGGGTTCTCGTGGAGTGATGCCTGGCTGATCCCAGTCGGGTGGGCAATGGTCTGTGCCGCGATTTTCGTCCTAGTACTACTTGGACTCATGGCCTCAGGGTGGTGGAAAATCCACACGAGCATCTCCCCCTACGTCCCCGCGGCCTTGGTTGCGGTGGCTGCCATCCTGGGGTACGTCCTCATGGTCTACCTCTACTGAGCAGGCGGCGCGCTTTCTCGGCGGCCGCCAACGATCTCAAGCTCCAGCGGCTCGTTGCTGCCGACAGTCCCAGCCGCAGCGAGATAGGCAGCCAAGTCATTTGCCCGGCGTGACCCAGGCGGCAGCCTAGAAAGCTCGATAAGCGCTCGCCGCCCGTTCGAGTCAAGCATCATGTGAGAAACGCGGTTGAATCCTGCGATGGGGGCAATCGTTGCCGCGCCAGCGCTCAAACTCGCGTTTCGAATCGCGTCGACAAACCCTCGGGACGCCTGCACAACCTCGCCATACGGTCCGGTGCCGCTAGAGTTTTTGCCGAAGCTGTCGCCCATGCGCCGCGCTGCCTCCATCGCGTCACGGACCTCGGCCATTTCACCAGGTCCGAAGATCTGCTGGAGGCGCTCAACCTTGGCCGGCTTGTCGCCACCCAAGGCACGGACGAATCCCGTGGCATTGAATGGCAGCACTCGAGCGCCGGCAGAAGCCGGAGCGGACTGAGCTTCTGTCAGTGCATCTTCCACGATCATGCGCTTGTACTGCTGCCAAGTGTCCGGAGAGTTTCGCTCCATGAAGTCTCGGACCATGCCAAGCTCCGAAGGCTTCATGCTCCCGATTCTGGCGATCACAGTCTCGGGAGGCAGTGTGTTCATCGTCATGAAGTCATCGACGTTGATTTCGTCGCCGAGCAGGCGGCGGAGCGGACTCATTTCCACAGCCTTCAGCAGATCACTGTGCCGGCGGTAGTCGTCATTGGCCTGGCGAAGCATTTCGCTCGGTCGCGTGGCAGTAGAGCCAGCCGGCACCGGCAGGTCACTGCCAAACCCGGCAATGTCATCCAGTCGCGAACCTGCCGCATCAAGATCGTCGCTCATAGCGCTGTACAGTCGGCCAGCAATACGTCTGTTCACGTCACGATTTACGTTGCTGAGAATGTCCTCGCCGCCTCTCGCAGCGCGTCCATAGGAGCTCCGCGCTCGGCGCGCCGCATCTAGAGAGTAGCCATTCCGCTGTGCAATTTCATCAAGCAAGCGCTGGGCCTGGATGCGGACACGGCGCGCATCGGCCCCAATGACGTCGGTGTACTCGCTGACAATCTCTTGCAGCGCGCGTCTTGTGTTCGCATAGTCAACGATCGGGGCGTCGCCAACCATGCGGCGGATCTGACCGAACTGCTCAGCAGCTGTACGCTCGCGGCTTTCGGCAATGCTATCTACAGCACGACGAACCGTTCGCTGCATTCGATCCCCAACAGCCTGAGGGGACACCGAGTTCGGACTGATCCTATCCATGATTCGATTAACGTTGGCAATCGCTTGATTGGCAATTCTCTCGTCTGCCTGGAACGCGGTGTCGGCCGAAAATACGCTCTGGCGCGCCATGTTCTCGACACCTGTCTGTGCGCGGCTCCCGCTAACCATCCCCGGAGTCAGGTCGATCCCCGTTCGTTGAGCGAGCGCCTCACCATCGGCAGCGAAGGGCTGAGCGTTAGCGCGAGCGTTGAAATAGTTGAGTGTTCTTGCCGTCACATTCTGCGGCAGTACGTTCTCCCCAATTGCCATGGCGCCGCGCCCGAGCGCCGATAGGCCTCCGCCGAATGCCGCGCTCAGGGCGGTATTCCTCAGGCGCTCACCGTCTTGTGCGACGGGCTGCAAGGCGCCCTGGACGGCTCCGCCAGTGGCAGCTTGGCCAACCGCGCGAATCACCCCTGCACCCCTCGCAGCGACCCCAACAGGCATCAGCGGCGCAGTGTTCAGAACATCGCCGGCCAGCCCCCCGAGAATTCCTCCGTTAGAACTGGTCAGAGCCTGCGAAGCGATCCGCTCTTGGTTAGTCTCCTGCTGCAGTTGGCCGGAGAGGCCGCCAAAGTAGTCAGCCAAGCTGCGACGAGCATTTCCCAGTCTCTCCCCACCCACGTTGCCGAAGGCGTCGGCCGCAGTGCGAGAAATCCCCGCAACAGAGTCGACGTATGCCTGTTTTGCGCCCTGGTACAGGTTAGGCAGCGAGCGCCCGTAGCCCGCGACCAAGTTGTCCCAGAAGCTGGTTTGCTCGATCTCCTTCTTGCGCGATGCATCGATTGCCTCGCGCTCGGCCTGCCAGCCGGCCTCAGTCAGGCGGCCGTCGGCATGCCGAAGTGCGCCCTCACCACCGGATGCGCCATCAAACTGGTCGAAGAAGTTGCCACCCTCTGCCTGCGGCACGTTCTGCTGCTCTTGGTCCCGATGGAGGGTCTGCGCGTAAGTCGTCGCATTGTCCGGGGTGTCGAAGATGCCCAGATTGCGGCCTGTTCGTTGGTACTGCGCAATCGCATCGTCATCGCTCAGAACGCGACCGTCGTCGGAAACCGTCGGGATCAGCACTTCCTGACCATCGAAGTTGGCCGAGATGGAACGCACGGTGGAAATCGATCCATCGGGATTGCGCACCATCGGGCGGTTGTTCAGGTCGATGTTGCCGGCCTGCAACTGGCCGCGCGCCATCTTGGGCGCGGCAGGCGCGGCTTGGTCGAATTGATCGAAGAAGTTGTCCATGGTCAGCGGCCCAGATAGGAGGCGGAAGCACCAGCGCCATACTTGGCGTCAAACTGGCGGGCGAGCCCGGGGTTTGCGCGTAGGGCCTGCACGGCCGCTGTCGGCGGCGGCGGGAGACCCGGTGAAGCCGAGCCCAGTGGGGCGCGATCGCCGAGAGTTGAGCCTTGCAAGCGGGATGATCCGCGCGGCGCCGGGATGGCCGACTGTGCGTTCCCTAAGCCAGCCTTGATGGATTCAAGCGCACCCTCACGGGCAAGCGCCTTTTGCTCCAATGTCTTTCGGTCGTCCCCAGGCATCGGCAGGTACATCGGCCCATAGATGTCGAATTCCTGCTGGGTAATCGCCGCGCCAGTGTCCTTACGGAGAATCGCAGAAAGGAATTCAGCCGCCGCCTGTTGGGCCTGCTTCCGCTCGGGCGAGACCACGCTGTTCACAACGCCGCTGCCGCCGATGAATGGGAGGCCCTGAAGGGCGGAGTCAATGATGCCGCGAGTGCCCTGACCACCTGCGGTCATTAGCAAGCTGTTGCCGTTCTTGGTAAGCAGAGAGTTCGAGTCTCGCCCACGGCTGTAGTAAACGATGTCCTTACCCTGACCTTCTGTAAGCTTCATAGGACCGGCGATCACATCCTTATCAGCGGGGCCGCCAGGAATCGCCTCAAGCCCTCCATCTTGCCGCCAGCGGTAGCCGGACGGCGCCTTGCCGCCAGGACGTGCGCCGCCGGCCAGCACGTCGCCGAGGTCAATGCCCATAGCCTGACGGGTTCGGGCGGCGCTGGCATTGGAGTTGTTGGCGCTGGCGTACGATGCTTGGGCAGCTGCGTTGCGCTGGCCAATAGTGGACTGCCCTACCGGCGTTGTGTAGTACTGCTGGTCAGCCTGCAGGTAGGGGTTATAGCCGGTCCCGTCGGTGACTTTGGTCATCTCGAGCGGACCCTTGGCGAGGCCCATGCTGTACGCGCCTGCTGCAGGGAGGTTGCCCTGCAGGGCTTCCGCGACGATGTTGCCGCGGTTGCCGTACTCCTGGCTGGACAGACGCGCATCCATGACGTTCTTCAGGTCGTGGCCTCCACGCAGCAACGCTGTGGCAAGGTCTGCATCTTGCTGCGAATAACCGGCCCCGACAAAGCGTCCAGACAGGCTGGAATTCTGCGTCCGCCTGTCCGCCGCCTCCATGGCCTTCTCTCGACTGAAACGGGCCGTCTGCACCAGCTGATCCAGCTGCGCAGCGCGCGCCATGCCGCGGTTATAGGCGTCCTCGCGACCAGCGCCACTCAGGCCAGCCAGCGCCTGGCCGACAGAGCCCCAGCCTTGGTTCGGGGGCGCAGCGTTGCCTTGAAGGACGGATAACAGATCTACCATGAGACTACTCCTGTAATTGGATGCTCCGGCAGTGAGGACTCGAAGGCTATAGTCCGCTTGAGCTGGAGCTAACACCGCAAGTCCGCTGCCGTCGAAGCGATGCGCACACGATGTTGAAAAAAAAGAGAGCGGCGGACAGTTCCCCGCCCGCCGCCCGGACCCGCCCTTGGGGGACGTGGGGCCCTACTAGGTAGGTCGGGATCCGGGTGGTTTTGACTCCCGCGTCCACTGCCGTCCACGTGGATCTACTACTCGCAGGCAGAGCCCATTGCGACGGCAACTCTCCGGCTGGCGCGAGCCAGCCATTCAAGCAGGCGCCTCTCCGCCGACTGCACCTCGCGACGAAACCGCGCCTCTTGCCGGGCTTGAGCCTTCGCCGACTCCCGATAGGACTGCTGCTGGCGTCCGGTTAGCAGTCTCCTAGCTGCCTCGAGTGAAGCCCAATCGGGGTGCCCGCACGCAGTCATGTGCCTGCAGACCACTTGCCACTTCCTTTGGTCGCCAAGCGCGTACAGCATCAGCCAAGCACTGAGTGGACCGTCCAGCTGCGCGTCCGCTAGTGCGTGCAGCACCAGTCTGCTCGGCCCCTTGGCAGGCGCAGCTGTTAGCGAGCCTTGCGCTTTCCAACCCCGTAGCTGCCGAGTGCGATCAGGCGCGGCCGTCGAGCGCATCACCGCCATCTGGTCAAAGTCCAGCACGGCTTGGCGATCCTTCGGGCTGAACGTGTCCAGCGCTTGCTTACGAGCCGCCGCCTGCGCCGGTAGGTACTTGGATGCGGCCTGCTCAATCGAGTGCACCCGATGGATAGGCAGGTACGCGCCTTCATCCGGACAGGACTCCTCGCTGGATCTCCGCCTTGACGCGTGCCGGACTGCGGGCCGAGTGGGCACCCCAAAACCAAATGCGCCAGCGATGGCCCTTACTACCAAGTCGACAGAGTCGTCCGACAGCAGCATCAGCTCCACATAGCGCTCATGGTCTCGGGCTGCCATAGGCGCCCTCCCCATGCCGCTGGCCGTCCGCCTGGCGAACCAGTCCGTCACGCGAACCGGTCATCGCGGTGCACCGAACTCTGAGCAGAACGGCCGCCCAGGCTCTAAGCCCTAAAGACAGTGCCTTGGAGCAGTAGAAGCACGCTCCGCTTGGTATATATCTAGAAGGGTGTACACATAGCGACCTCAGGGCACTGTGGATAACCGCATGACTGGCCTGCATTGCGACCTCGTAGGTCTGTATGCGGGCCAACTCATCGGGGCATTGGCCTGCATAGCGACCACATTGGCCCACATAGCGACTAGCCATTGCGTCCCCTCCAGAGGTTCGGTGGAGTGACAGTCGCCGGTTCTAGGTGCTTCTCTGATTCGTCAATCGCGTAGTACGTCAGCGCGTACAGGCTGCACATGTTTTTGCCGCCCTTTCGCGTCTCGATGATCCAGCCTGCAGCCAGGAGCTCCAGCTTAGAGCTGTGGACCGTCGCCTTGCTCTTCCATCCACGCGTGGACAGCATCGACCAAGGGATGCTCAGATCGCCGTTCTTTCCCGGGCGGTATTGCCGAGCCAGCTCTAGCAGCAGCTTCACCGCATTGCCGGACAGCCTGCCGAACTCTGACGAGTCGGAGATTCTGTGTTCGATCATGAAGAAGGGCGGCCCCTTAGAGCGCCCTTGGAGCTTCTGTCGCCGCCTGTCGACGTTCTTCTTGGGCTGTGCCGGCGCGTAGCCGGCAGTGCCCTCTGCAGACCGCTGGACGCGGTCTTGGCCTGTACTATGCATGTGCCCCCCAAGGGCGGTAGACGCAGCCTCAGCCACGCTTGGAACGTTTGGGCCTGCGGCTCTTCCCTGCCTCGACGTGCTGCCAGGCCTTCCGCTCGCGGATGCGCCTGATGGTTGCAGCGTCGACACCGTATCGACGTGCCCAAACCCTGGTGGGGACCGTCCCAACGGTACGTAGCACTGCTCGTACCTCTGCAATGCTGAGCTTGCAGGTGGAAGAAGGACTGCCGTACTTAGCCATGCTCCGTGCACGCTGAAGACTGCGATTCTCGGAACCAGTCACCAGCTGGAGGTTGTCCAGCCTGCAGTTCGACGGGTTGCCATCGAGGTGATCCACCTCCATGGAACTCGGCACAGGGCCGTGCACGACCTCCCACACGAGCCTATGGGCGTACCAAGTCGCGCAGGATCCACCTGCCCGGCGAACAATGACCCGGATGTAGCCGTCTCGGCTCTTCCGGCCGACAACGCGACCACAGGCGCTCCAGAGCTCTCCTGTCGGGGGTGACACCAGCAGGCCACTCGGCCCGTGCAGCAACCGTTGGATCACCCTAGTGGCCATTGGGAGCCCCCAGGCCAATATGCTGAGTGCGGCACCAGTTGGCGGCGTGCCGTTCGAGGAGAGGCTTACGGTCCCGGTAGGCCATGCCCTGGCCGATCCAGACAGCGTTCTGCATCCGTAGCTCCTGCTGGAGCTTCAGTTGGTCAGTGGAGAGAGAGTCCTCGGACACGCCTTGGAACACACCAGTGATGCAGTGGTTCACCAGGCGATGCTCCGCCGCGTAGTCATAGCCCTTGGGGTCCTTGCCAAGGCCCACAAGCGTGTCGTGCAAGATCCGGCACATGACGGTCCCTGCGACGCGCTTGGCCATTGCCGCATCCTGCCTCGCTCCATTCGAGAGGAATGCAGCTGCAAGGGCATCCGCCGCCTGCTCCTGAAACAGAATCACTCGTTCCCGGATCGCTGCCTTCACCTTGTTGGGATTGACCGTGGCCAGCCAGAACGGAAGCCTGGACAGGGGCAGCGCCTGCATCTGGCGGCCCTTGCCATCGCCAGCAACCATCCCCCTTAAGGTAGACAGTTGGCGGGCCAGCACCGGGTGGGACTTCAGCTTGTCCAGTTGCTTGGACCAGTCCAAGCCCATGGCCTCGACGATGGGCCGCATTGCGACGAATGGCTGCCCTTGGTGGAGTCGGCCAACCAGCTCGGACCCATGGAACTCTACGTGGACGATTCCAGTAGCCATCAGCACGCCCTCCCTTCTTCGCAGCGGGAGTCGATCCAGCTCTGCACAGCTTCCGAATCCCAGGCAGACAGGCGGGCGGCTACTCGGATAGGCCCGGGGAACCTACCTTCCTTGGCCATCTTGTAGATGAGGGAGCGGGACATCCCGCAGGCCGCTATTACCTCGGGCAGGCGCATCAGGGTCCGTCCCTGGGCTGCCACTCGGCCGGCCCGGATAGCATCGGACGTCATGGCGTGGCCTCCTTGTGCAGCGCCCACGCTCGGCGAGCGGTGTCGGGCACCCGGTACTCGGTCAGGGAGTAGGATCCATAGTTGTCCCGCCTGCGGACGTTGACGGCGAGGAGAAGCCCTCGCTCAATCAGCCCCACAGCCTCCTTACGGGCAGGCTTGGTCTCGGCATGAGGGTGATCGGCGGTCCAGCCACCGAAGTCCAGCAGACGCCGCTGGTCGGCGCTCAGGTCGGAGAAGTCGAATCCGCTCATTGCACGTCCCCCAGCCTGGAGGACAGAACTCGCTGCAGATCGATTTCCGGGATGAGAGACCGGGTTCCAATCTTGACCGAGCGAATCTCCCCGGCCTTGATCAGTTCGTACAGGGTCGTTCGGCTGACGCTGAGCCGGCGGCACGCATCAGGAATGCGGTGCAGCAGGGGGTCAAGGGCGTTCGTTGAGTTGACCATTGTTCGTACCTGTTAGCTGGGCACGAACCGGTGTCCGCACCCGCCCGTCTGTGTCCGGGCGGATGTAAAACTATGCACATGGCGCTTGCACTAGAAGGGCCAAATTAGGCCCTCATTTCCATCCGGGCCAGTGTCTGCGCCACAAACATCCGGAAATTTCTAGTCTCCAGAATCTTCCGATTCTTCGTCTTCCCTAGCCGCTTGGGCAGCGAGAGCATCGATAGTCTCGGTTGATACCCACGCCTTGGCATTTGGCAGGAACGTCTTGCGGACGTCGTCTACTTCCACGCGTCTTCCTGGCGGGAATGCAGCGTCACAAAGATCTCCATAGGTGATCTTCGCCCCCGTGATCTCCTTCCATTTGTTTAGGACCAAAAGCGGGACGTAAGCGTTACGCACCCATCGCTTGAAGTCAGTGTCCGTGAATGGCTTCTTTGCTGCTTGGTGTCCTTGAAGCGCGCGCATCGCCTGCAGCCAACGGTCGAAATCCTTTCGAAGTATCTCGTCAGGAGCCCGCATGTTGACGGAGAGCGTTCTGCGCCTAGGCAATGAAAGCCCGGAAGCGGAGAGATGTCTGGAGTCCCTCAACGAAATGAAGAAAGGCGTATTGGCGAACTCGTCCAATGACTCCAGGTCCTGAGCTGCCTTTCTCGCCGCTCTAAACTCCCTCGCGCCTTCAAGGGCCACAGCCTTTTTTACCCCAGCGAGCAGCTCCGTCCCGTTTGGGATGTGGCTTAGAGTCGCGCCCATATGTGCGACTGTCCAGTTGCTCAATGACTGCACGCTACCGAAGTCAAAGGCATCCCTATCGACGGCGTAGTCCTCCTTTTTCCAATCGGCCCACCCCTTTCCCTCATCCTCTTGGAAGCTTATGAAGGTCGTCTCAAGCTCCTCCAGATTCAGGTCCGCATCGTCATCATCGTTTCGATAGAAATCAGGAATTTCATCGAGAAGCAGACGGAGTGCACTGACCACCGTGAGCCACCCATTGGCGTCCAGGCAGGACAGGCGGTCATATGCCTCTAGCTTGAACCAATCGGGAATTCGACTGGCAGGTTTGGGACGGGGCATGTAGTTCTTCCTCAATTAAAACTGCCTCTCACCGAGGCCTTGCGTCCAGAGATGACAATTGGAAAGCGGGATGATCGGACCTATCAGGGATTAGACATTGGACGGGGATCGTTCGCCGCCCGGCGTACTCCTCAACAGTGACCGAAGCCAAGTCGCTGAGGGCATCCTCCAGTTGTTCCATGGTGTAGTCAGCCCCCTTCTTGGATTCAAGGCCCCGGAGCAGAACATCCTTCAGCGGCGACCCTGGGCCAAAGAACCCTTCAACGATGCCCCGCTGAGCGCTGTCCAAGCTCCCGCCGCACACCTCAACTACCGAGCAGACAATATCGGCCAGATGGGCACTCCCGCTAGTGCGCGGGTCTGCTGCAGCCTCCCCCAGAGCTTGGAGGAACGCGATGCAACAGACCCGTCCCACCTCCCGCCCCATCAGGTGGCCTTGGACTTCCGGCATCCGCCAGTAGTCCCCTGCCCTGGAATGGCTCTGGCGGTAGAAGGGCAAGCGCTGGATTGGGTTTGCGCGGGTCCGGTTGAAGCGCACCGGCCGCCTATGCCTGGGCAGGTTTGATCGACTCACAGAACCTCCTCAATCGCCTTAGCGACAGAGGTAGCCCTCTCGTTGACAATGCTTATCACCGCCCGGACCTCGGGCGGGATATGCGGCGACTCATACTCCGCAGAGTTGAGAAGCAGGTTTGTTACACCTTGGAAATCCCACGCAGCCTGCACGGCATCGTTCAGAGCTTGGCGAAGCTCTGTGATGCGGCTTTCCATCTCCTTCGCGTCCATCAGTCAGTCCTCGATGCGCGGCGGAGAGCTTGGGCCTGCTCCAAGAGATGATCTAGAACGGCAAGATCATCGAACGAGGGGGCTGTGTCGTTCTCCATGCAGATTCTGAAGAAGGACCGCACGAAGCTGACGTAAAGGCTGGCGTCGCCAAGTGCGTGCAGAGTGTCGATGCCGGCGCAGATCTTGTACGTGGGCGCATTGTCCTGCACCGGGATCACGCCATATGCGGCCTCAATGGTCAATTCAGAGGCCGCCATGGATCACCCCCAGGCACGCAGTGACTGACGCAGGAGAAGTAGCGGCCGACGCCAGAGCGACGACAAACAGCGCCGTGCAGAGCTTGTAGGTATTTGCGTCGTCGTTGAGGGCGAGCCAGCGGTGGACTCGGACGAACGTAGTGGGGCGAGCAGCCCGGGGGGTGACTGACGGCCGTTTTTCGGCCAAGCGCGCCCGTTCAGGCGCAACAGGTACAATGTTGCAATCCATGATCGACTCTCCAATAGTCGGTTGTGGTAGGCCGAGCTAGGGGTTGCCGCCCCTTCCTCGGCCGCTTTGTTTATGCGGCTTTGCTTTTTGCTATGGCCCTCCTTAGAGGCCTCTCCAGCGGTTAGGCGCGCTTGGCCTTGAAGGCCAGCACGTTCGGTTCTGCAACGCGCAGCTGGTCGAGATAGTCAGACCAGGCCTGCATCATCTTCCGCCGTTCCGGCAGGTGGGTTGCCCGGTTATAGGCCCGCCCGAGCGGATCCTTCACGGCATGCGCCAACTGATGCTCGATGTAGTCCGGACGGTAGCCAAGCACCTCATCCAGAACTGTTCTTGCCATCGCCCGGAAGCCGTGGCCAACCATCGTGTCTGAGTCGAAGCCAAGATTTCGGAGCGCCGCGTTCATCGTGTTCTCGCTCATTGGCTTGAGCGCACTGCGCACGCCAGGGAAGACGAATTCGCTCCGCTTCGTATACGGGTAAAGCTCCTGCAGGACTCCGACGGCCTGGTCGGACAACGGGACGATGTGCGGGGTTTTGGTCTTGCTGGTGACGTAACGCCACTCGGCTGCATCCAGATTGATATCGGCCCATTTCGCTTGGCGCAGCTCGCCCGGACGCACGAACAGCATAGGGGCCAGCTTCAGCGCCGCCTGAGTGACCAGCGCTCCCTGATAGCCCCACAGCGCGCGCAAGAGATCGCCGATGACGGCGGGGTCGGTTACGCTCGCAAAGTGCTTCGTCTGCGGCTGCTCGAGCGCCCCGGTTAGATCCTGGGCCGGATTTCTATCAGCACGACCGGTAGCAATTGCATAGCGGAAGATTCGGCCGGCATGGGCCCTGGCGCGATGGGCAGTCTCGACTACGCCTCGCTGTTCCAGCTTCCTGAGTGCCGCCAGCAGCACCGGAGCCGTGATGTCCCCGATAGGCAGATCCGCCAGCCCGGCCAGATCCTTCTCGATCAGCCGGCGCTCCCGCACGACCGACCCGGGAGACAGCCCCTCCTTGGTGCGCTTTGCCAGCAGCTCAAGGCCGATGGCACTGAAGGTGTTGGCGGACCGCTCGCCATGTGCGGCCTTCTCCACCCGAGCCACCTGAGCGGGATTCGCCCCGCCGCGCAGCAATGAGCGCAGACGGTCACGCTCGACGCGAGCAGCCTGCAGCGACATTGAGGGGTACTCATCAAGCGTGACGATGCTGGCCTTGCCCAGGTAGCGATAGCGGTAACGCCAGACCTTGGCTCCGGACGGGCGCACTTCGATGCACAAGCCGTTGGCATCAGCCACACGGAAGGGACTGGCCTTCGGCTTGAGCGAGCGCAACTTGGTGTCGGTCAGCAT